CGGCACGCCCAGGAACATCATCGAGGCGGCAGCGGCGATACGCAGCGAGTTGACCGATCTCTGGTACTACGCGCAGCGCGCCGGCATCGACATGGGACCAGGCTTTGCCGACGAACCCTACTTCCCACGCGTGCTGGTGCATCGGCTGGTCGAGGAGAACAAGCCCAAGTTCCTGACCCAGGCCGGCAAGACCTACGGCGACCAGTTCGACCAGCGGCTGGCGGGGATCGACAACAAGGCCGAGCGGCTGGGTGCGATCCGCACGCTCATGGGCGACATCAAGGACGCCGATGGCAACCCGGTGGCCTGGCACGACGAGGCCAGCGCACGGGCCGCCTATGCCGCGCGCAAGGCGGAAGGTTGGTACACCCGGCTGATGGCGGGCAACGTGGACAGCTTCCAGACGCTCGGCCCCGATGCCGGGTTCCGCAATGAGCGCGTGCTGCCTGCCTCGGCCGACGTGCATATGCGGGACTTCTACGTGCGCGATCCGATTGATGCACTGCAGCAGCACGTGCGCCAGGCGGTCTCGCACGCTGAGTACACGCGCCGCACCGGTTCTCAGGAGCAGATGCAGCAGACCTGGGACCGACTCGCCAACCTGGGCGTGAAGTCTGAGGACATCACTCAGTTCAAGCAGCTCATCGAGCTGACCACCGGGCGCAACCGCACCATGGTCACCACGCCCCTGAGCCGCGCCATGGACATCGCCTACGCGGCGGGCACCATGGCGCTGATGCCGCGCGCGGTGTTCGCGTCCCTCGCCGAGCCGGCGATGGCGGCGGTGCGATCGGGCGACGTGCGGACAACGGTCAAGGCGTTCCAGGCGTATCTCACGCACTGGACGAAGGGCCCCGAGGCCCTGCGTGCCGAGGAGATCGCCCAAGCGTTCGGCGTGGTCACGCACTCGTCTTTCGAGACCATCATGGCGGATCGGCTCACCTCGGGCATGCACGAGGGCGGGCAGATCCAGCACATGCTGACCAACTACTACGCCCGCACCGGGCTCACCGGACTGACCAACTATCAGCGCACCGCGATGGTCGCACCGGCCGAGCATTTCATCCGCACGCTACTGACCGAAAGCCAGGGCGGCGGAGTCAAGGCCGACCGGGCGGCGCGCAATCTGCGCGAGCTGGGGATGAACGACCCGACGCATGAGCGCCTCAACCAGTGGTTGAGCGAGCCGGAACAGAAGGACGGGCTGCGGGCCGACAAAATGCTCGGCGACGAGGGCCAGTTGGTGGGCAACGGCATCGCCCGATTCATCGACAGCGTGATCCAGGACCCGACCCGGATCGACAAGCCGGAGTTCGCGTTCAACCCGGTCGGGCGGTTCACGGTCGGGCTCATGAGCTTCAACATGGCGCTCACCCGGAACCTGCACGGGCGCATGTGGAATGAGTTCAAATCCTCGCCGACTTACGGCGAGGCGGCAGGTAGGATGGCGCCTTACCTGCTGAGCATCCCGGTGCTGCTGGCGGGCAACATGATGGTCTCGCTGGTGCGGGATCAGTTGTTCGGTGTGACCAACGTGAACGACAACCCGGACAACAAGGTGTCCCAGGCCCTGATGCGTGGTTTCAGCCGCTCCGGCCTCACCGGTAACCTCGACCCTATGCATCAGGCGGCGACCGGTGTCCGCTACCAGCGGCAGCTCACTGCACTCGCCGCCGGGGCCCAGATCGGCATCTTCACCCAGACGGCGGAGAACATCCTGAAGCCCTATCTGGCCGCCAATAGCCCTAACACCAACACCGCCGAGCGAGCCCAGGTCAAAGGCTTCCACACCATCGCCTCCACCGCACTGATGGCGGCGATCACCGCGTTCCCCGGCGGCTGGCCGAGTGCCGCTTTCGGCATGTGGGCGTCGAGCGCCCAGGGGTCAAACCTGGCTGCCAACGTGATCGCCGGACCCGCCCAACCCAAGGGCGGAGGGAGCGGCCCGCCACGGCCTCCGAGGCCCCCTCGGCCGCCCCGTCCGGGGCCCTAGTCGTGCGCAAGATCGCCCGAGTCGTGCGACTGTTGCTCTGGTAAGCCATTGATAATAAAGCGATGTACCATCCTCGAGCAGAATGCCGCCTGACAAGAGTTGCTCTTATTCTAATACACTGGCAACAGTGGATTATCCCTTATAAACCGGGCCTATCTCGCACCGCCAAGGTGGCTGGAGGCGGCTTCTGTTGCTTCACTGTTGCGCACGACCCGTGCATATAGGGGGTAATTCATTACGGTATCGGACCTCAAAAACCCCAGCAAAAAGGGGGTGTTTGGCGCCCGTGCGAACTCGTTTGCACGACCTCCGGGCGGGGTAATCACGGGGTTTGACCGGGCTCGTGCCAGAGGTGGTCCCAGGCCGGCCGGCGATCGGCGATGAACGCCTCGGTCGCCGCCACGTAGCCCTCACCGAGGATGGCAGCGGCCTGTCGCAGCACGGCGGGACCGGAGAGCTGGGTGATCCAGAACGCGCGCCAGCTCAGCACGTCGATCGCCCACTCACGCTGCTTCGTCGGGTCCTTCTCCGGGACCAGGAACTCGGTCATTGGCAGGCATCCTCTTGGTTAGCACAACTGCCGAGAGCTTCGGCCAGTCCATCACCACCGATACCTCGCGCAGACAGGCAAGACATTGGTAGCCGGGTGCGAGAAGATAACCGGCGCCGTGCCGGATGCAGAAGCTGTTGGACATGACGCACCCCCCGTTTTGATGTTCAGTCCTTGCGATACCGATAGGCCGTGAACCCGGTGGCATCGACCGGCAGTCCAGGTGCCCACGGCACCGGCTGGCGCATCACATCGAGCATGTCCTCCAGATGCACCCGCGCGACCGGCTCCGGTGCCTCGGCGATGATCTCGTCGTGCGAGGTGAGCAGCAGCCGATGACCGAGGTCATGGTCCAGCGTCAGCATGGCGTCGGCCATCACGTCGCGCGCCATCGCCTGCGTGGCGTTCTCACAATTATGAGAGAGGACCGGACCGTCTAGCCCCGCAATGACAAAGCAGTGGTTGGGTCCGGCATCGAGAATATCGAAGACGCGGGACATCCGTGGTCTACTCGGTACGCCAATGTGCTGGGTTTGATCCCGGAAAGCCGGGCTGCCTCGGTTAACGGCAGTCGCCCGAGAGGCGTGTCGATCAGCACCGTGCGCCGCGTGTTGTTGGCCTGCTCTCCCACTGTTCGCCACTTGCAATTCGTCAGTGAATAGCCAGCATTGTTGTCGATGCGGTCGAGCGTCAGCCCAGGTTGATACGTCGGCCCCATATCCGCCCAGAACTGGTCGAAGGTCGTCCACTCTGGACAGACTGCAATCCCTCTCGCACCGTAATTGTGCCATGCCTGGTGTGTCGATAACCGACAACGGCTGTGCATGGATCGCCACACTGCGTAAGCAGGATGCCGACTCATTCCGTGCGTTTTGTGGCTCTTGCTGATAGCGGTCCATCTTTGGCAGCCACAGGATTTTTGGGCTCCGCGTTGAAACTCCGTCGCGGCTAGCTGGATAACGCGCCCGCAATCGCAGCGCACGTGCCATAGAGATTTCCGTCCATCTGAACCCGCGTAGGTCAGCGCCGTCAGGCAGTGCGACCGACGCCCGGTCAAGTCCACCGCACGATGATGCATGGGTCCATCCTTCCCTGGTGAGTATTCGGTGGTCGGGTGTCATGCCGATGCCGTCCACCTCGATCGTGGGTGCCAGACCCTGATCAATCACACCGCCATGCGGGACCCAGCTCGCTCCATCCCAAACGCGATGCCCTGGAGTGACTTCGATAATTGGCAGCCAGCCTTGATCAGTGAACACCAAAGTGTCTGATGCCAGACAGAGCTTGCCGCCGTAGGTGCGTATCAGGCCCCACTGTCGGGTCTTCTGGTGCAGCCCGTCATAGACGATCTCGTCGCGCCGCTGCGGGTCCGCGTGCGGCTGCAACCTGGCGTTGCGGTAGAGCAAAAGGCGCTGTGACGGCAGGCGCATAGCGACCCCGGTGCGTCCGCGCTGGAACGCCACCCGACCAGCCTGGCACCACGGCCCTCCGGCGGTGCTGGAAAGGGCCGTGCGGAACGCCGCATCGAGGTCCCACCAGAACTGCACGATGGCCTCGGAGGCAGCCCTGAAGGTCTCCACGGCGGCAAGCGCGTCGGCGATGTCCAGGCGCACCCCGTAGAGTTCGGCGGTCGCCTGGAATCGTTGCGCACCCATTGCAAAGCCCAGCGCCAGGCGGATCACCTTGCCGAGCTGGCGGTTAGTCGAGCCGACCTGTTCCGCAGTGAACCGATAGATGTCCTCGCCGCTGCGAAACACGTCGAGCACGTCGTGCTGACCAGCGAGCCAGGCCAGCACGCGCGCCTCGATCTGCGCGAGATCGCCGCAGGTGAGCAGGTGACCCGGTGAGGCGGTGAAGCACCCGCGCAGGCAGGACGCGATCACACCGAGCGCGCTGTCGGCGAAGGCGATGTCGAGGAAGTCGGCGGGACAGTCGTCCTGGATCAACTCAATCGCGGTGGTCGTGTTCTTGATGGTCGGCCGGGGCAGGTTCTGGAGCTGCACCCCCGAGCCGCCGGCACCGCTCCACCGCCCGGTGCGACCCGCGCCGTAGTAGCGCAGCAGATCGCGCAGCCGGCCATCCTCGCAAGTCGCACTCATCAAGGCGGTGAGCTTTGCCGGTGAGGCGAAGCGCCCGGCCAGGCGCGTGTCAATCACCTCCCGCTCTACGCCGGGGTCCAGCACCGCGCGACGCTGGATCAAGGTATCCTTCTGCAGGTTGGGCAGCTTCGGATCGAGCCGCGCGTTCAGCCAGACCAGGATCGCGTCGTTCTGCGTGGTCTTGATCACCTCGCCCTCAGTGAGACGGGTGATTGTCTCGTGCAGGCCGAGCGAGGTCTCGGCAGCCAGCGGCAGCATCTGGTCCACCAGATCCATGTCCACGGTGATCCCGCGTTGATTCATGGTCTGGTCGAGCAGCCAGATCTCCCGTTCGCGGTCGGGCAACGGCGCGATCTTGCGCTGGATCGTGCGCTCCACCACCACGTCCTGCATGCAGTAGGCGGCGAGCCGGGCCAGATGTTCGGGGTTGTCGTTCCAGGTGGGTGCCAGGGTCGGGTCCTGCTCGCGCGCACGCAGGTTGGTGGGGCCCGCCATCTTCAGCATGAGCTGGTGACCCTCAGGGTCCTTCTGCTCGCGCAGACGGAGTGCGAGGGCGCAATACTCCAGCCTGGCAGGCAGGCCCCAATAGGAGGCGGTTGCCATGGTGCAGCTCCAGGCATCCTCCGGCATCGCCATCCAGTTGTGCCGGCGGTGCATCACGTGGCGCCAGATCTGCCGTTCGAAGTTGGCGTTCCAGGCGCACACCAGACCGCCTGCCTCGACGTGGCGGAACAGATCCTCGGGCGGCGGATCGCCACGCAGCCAGATCCTGGGTGGCTGATCCTCGATGGTGTAGGCGAGGCACCACACGTGGGTGTCTCGCGACATGGCGTACTGCGTGGCGCCAACCTTGGTCAGGTCAACCGTGCTGCATGTCTCAAAGTCGATCGACGCGACAGCACGGGCGCGGTGCCATGACATTTTTATCAGGCAGTCTTCTTGTTCTTGCGGGCAATCATGTCGGCCAGTGTCTTCGGCATGTTGGCCCGCAGCTTACGGCGCGCCTCCGCCCGCTCCTCCTCGTCGTTAAGAATTTTCAGCTTGTAGTAGGTAAACAGTCGGAACCCCTCGGCCAGCTCAGCATCGCTTCGCGAGCGAGCTGTGTCGGGATGCAGGCACCGCATAATGGTATTGTATTCCGCCCGGTACATCACCGCGTAGCTCGGTGTGGTGAACATGGTCATCATGCTCTCGATCTGCTTCATGTAGAGCGTGATGCCGGTCTCGTCCTCCCATTTACGGCGCCTGCGAAGAACAACCCGCCGGATTTCTTCCTGTATTGCCGGAGGCAGCGAGGCTTCAATAGCATCAAGCTCTGCGTCGGTCGGTGCAGGCTTCGCTTCGGCCTGAACACTCGCCTCGGCCGCTCGTGTGGTGAACACCGCACGCGCCACGGTGTTGCTGACGCCAGCCGCCTGCTGGACCTCGGCAAAGGTCGGCTTCCGACCCTTATCCGCTGCGATCTCATCGTAGGCGGCGAACGCCCGCTGACGCTTCTCGTTGACCGGTTTCGGGGCCGGGGTTTGTTTCGTGGTGTCAACAGTCGGTCTGCTCACGTGAGCATACCGATTGGACACGGAACGAAATTCCTGCGTGTAGATGTGCTGAAGCGACCGGCGTTCAGTCGTCTCCAGCACCCGCTGTGCGTGGTCGGACTCTTTGCCCATGGCGACAGCGGCGGCGCGGTCGTGGGGGCTCAGCTTGAACCCGCTGGCGTCGCACCAGCGTCCGAACTCGATATCAGCAGTGAACTCGGCGCGGGCCTCAGCCAGGGCCACACACAGATCAAGCGTTGCCGCGACCCAACCGGTCTCACGCTGGTCGATGCTCTGCCGAATGCGGTCGGCCAACAGATCAAGCTTAGCGGTATTACCGAACATGTTACCCTCCCTTCGCGAAAGATTCGGGGGGCGGCGCGATGCCGCCCCCAACTTCTTCACTCCGCCGCTTCAGCGGGAATGTCAGCGTCGCCCAGCCGGATAGCTCGCTCCTTGCGAGTCATCTTGTAGCGGCGCAACACCACGTTGAGAGCTTTGACGATGGTTGCCAGCTTCTTGCTGGAGATGTACGGGATATCGGACCTGTTGGCATAATCCCGGATCATCTCTGCAGCCTTGGCGTTGTCGATCGACAGCGATCCTTCAACCGCGTCTTCGTCGTAAACCGCATCGAGCAGCGCCCGATACTCGGCACTGTTGCGGCTCCACAAAGCTTTGTGGATGTCGTCCACGTAGTCGTTCAGCGTGCGGTTCGGCGTTGTGTTACGCCGTGCGATCATGTCCTCCACCGTTGCTGGCAGCGGCACTGTCCGCAAAGTTACATCAGGCATGTTTCAGGCTCTCCACTCACACGGTGAATCCGGTCACAACGCACTATGCCGAAGGACCGTCACCGGGTCTCGGATATTCAGTTGCTATGTCAAAACGGCATTTCCTCGGTGGCGTCATCACCGTCCGGCCCGTCGTACATCGGGAAGGCGTCCGTCGCGGCCTTGCGCCCATCCAGTCTAGGCATTTTCTGCTTGGTGATCTGCACGTGGTTCAGCGCGAAGCTGACCCCCTTGTTGCCGCTGACCTCATAGGCGAAGGGTGCGAGGAACAGCCGACAGAGCTGGCCAGGAAATACGTCGGTCGATACGGTCATCTCCTGATTGCGCGCATCGACCACACCCGGCTTATCCTTGGTGCGTGCGCTGATGTAAGTCATTCCTTCCTCGTAACCGGTATACTCCTTCTCGCCGGCCGGACGGAAAGGCATGCGCAAGTTACGGGTGAAGGCAGGGTCTTTCATCTTGTCGGCACCCCACTTCTTGACGCCGGCCTCATGCGCCGCCTTGCGCAGCGCCAGGTATTCCGGCGACTGCTGGGCCTTGGCATCGAACAGGATGGACGCGGAGTACGCCGGCTCATGGCCGATCACGGCAGCGCGCGGGACGAACAGGTTGGGGAAGCTCAATATTCCGACGGGAGTGATCAAGGCTGGCATGGTTGGAACTCCTCTAGTTGGGACTGTCGCTGTTTCACGTGAAACAGAAGCAACAGAATAGGCACGTATATCCGGCCACATCAAGCGTGCTAGACTGGTTGAATGGACGACGATGAGGAATTGCGTGACCTCAGGAAGGAACTCATGCAGGCTGATATAGCGAACAAGCGATCGGACACTGCGTTGAAGGATGAACAACGTCGCTGGGAGCCGTGGAAGGCGCTATCCGCTGCGTTCGGTGCTGGCGTTGCCGTAGCCTCCGGTTTGATCGCTGGGACTGCCTGGATCGTCACGCATTTCATGCACCAATGATCCCCACCTAAGACTTCACCGGATCGAACGCCAGCGCCGCCTCCGGCGGTACCGCACGGCGCGGGTCGCCCTCGGGTGCCACGGTGACGCCCGAGGATTCCATCCGCCACAGCTTGCGGAACTCGCCCATGTCGGCGGGCTTGATCTTCTTCTCGATCTGCGCGGCGGTACGGGGCTTCACCGGCTGCCAGATGTCCTCCAGCAGCAGCCCCATGTGCGACAGCGCCAGCACGGTCTCCTGGTCCTCCTGCAGCCAGACGCGGTGCCCGCGCTTGGCCACCATCTTCCAGCCGGGCACGTCGCCGCCGAACTTCATGCGATCGAGGGCGAGGTTGCGCAGCTCCTCGATCCAGGGCAGCACCATGTCCGCCTGGGTCAAGATCCGACCGATGGTCTCGTTGTCCATCAGCGGCAGCGCGTCGGCACTTTGCGCGAAGGCGCGCTTCGCGAGGTCAGTGCTGCGCGCGTGCAGCGCCGGGCACTCCAGCCGCACCGGGCAGAACTGGCACCAGGTGCCGGGGTTCAGCGGCGCGTCATCCGGGATGCTCAGGTCCACAATCGAGCGGACGACCGGGTAGAGCGTGTCGCGCACCCACGCCTCCAGCTCCTCCAGCGTGATGATCCAGGTGCGCAACCCGGCATCGCCGAGGCGGGGCTGCAGCACGTGCAGCTCGATGTGCTCCAGTCGTTCACGCCAGTAAGGATCAAGCAGACTCGACACCGCACCGGCGGCGTAGGCCAGGAGCTGCGGGTTGTTCTGCACCTCGACCAGGATGCCCCGGCCGTACTTGAAGTCAGCGACATGCAGGACATCGGTGCGCTGGTCATGCACCGCCGCATCGAGGTGCCCGAAGCACTGCGCGTCGCGGCCGACATAATCGTCCAGCCGCACGGTCTGTTCGGTCCATAGAGTGGCCTCGGGGTGCGTCAGCCCCTTGACGTATTCGGCGAACACCACGGCGCTCAGCCACATCTCGTCATCGACCAGGATCTCGTGCGGCGGCACGATCACCGTGCTGTCCAGGTCGAACCCCGGCAGGCCCTGCAGCCTGGCCTCGGCCAGCGCATGCGCCACGGTGCCCTCGGCCGCGTAGAAGCTGGGCGGAGTCGGTGGCGCGGTGCGCGCCTCGGCGAGGATCACACTGGGCGGGCAGGCCAGGACGCGGCTGAGCGAGGACGGAGCAAACCGGGAGTGGGTGCGCTGGGGGTCACTCATGCTTCTTCTCCGCGCGCCACTTCTTGTCGACTTCTGGTTCTGGTTCATCAAGAACCTGTTGAACCTTACGATGCAGCGCCAGAAACGTGCGAGACATACACTCCAATTCTCGGCGGGTGCTGCCGTCGTCGTCAGGATGCACATACCACGTAGCCGGTTTGTCCAACCGATCGTCCAACCACGGCCCTATACTGCTCACACAGATATTCGAGATGGTGAGATCCACCTCTTCAACCAGCCGAGAACGAACCTCCACCCCATCTTCGTAGTTAATATTATCAGCCTGCAGATCCGCGTGAACGAACAGATCGTCCAACTCTTTATCATAGCGCAACCGTGCGCCTAGACACTCGGCCAGATTTTCAGTCAGCACCTCTGCGACTTCATCTGCTAAAGTTTCAAGCAAGACCTTGGCTTTGTTCGCCCAAGCCCACTCACTGAAGTCGAGTTTGTCACGGCGGATAAATTCCTGGGTCACAGCACGTCCTCGCCGACGAACGGCACGCCGTGCTGTCGGCACAAGTCCCGCACGTCGTTCCACAGGGCGTCGGTGTGCTCGTCGGCGATCAATGAGATACGCGGGGCTTTGTACCGCTTGCACAGCACCCCCGCCGCTTTGGGATCGATCGCGTGGACACCGCGCAGCGGCGTCAGCAGGTCGTTGCGCATCTCCGCCTTGGTGCGGGTGGGGGCTTCAGGTTGCAGCACGTCGGTGGGTTCCTCCTCCGGCGTGTGCGCGTGGTCGCCCTCTTCAGGATCTCCTGACAGGTCTTCGCCAGGCTCGGTAGCAGAGCGCGCGGCCGCCTCGGTACCGTTGCCCTGCACGGGCGCCTGGGCGGTCGTGGGCGGGCGACCCCGCTTGCGCGGTGCAGGGTTGGTGGCGGCAGCCTGGGCGCCCTGTGCGGGGATCTGAGTGGCCGCCTGGGCGCGCTTCTGAACCAACTCCTCACGGGCCTTGTCCTGCGCCTCGCGCATCAGCTCGCGCACCTCGGGGGGTTGCACCTTGGGCCCACCCGGAGGGGTCTGATCATAGACCTGATTGAAGGCCGCCCGCACCGTCGATATGTCACCCGACGGGGTCTGATCATAGACCTGATTGAAGGCCGCCCGCACCGTCGATATGTCACCCGGCGGGGCTGGGATCGGCACCGCCTGCATGTTCGCCAGCAACAACCTGGCCAGCGCTTCCTTCAACTCGTCCGTCGTCTCCGCGCGTATCGTCAACTCGATCGTCATTAAAGCCTCCCCATAGGGCGACAATTCCGGCCGCCTTCCGCACGGCTACGCCGTGAATGCGTTCATCCATGGAATCGGGCACCACCAGCACGTGGCCCAGCACCGCACGGCGCTGCCCCCGGCGGTGCGCGCGGGACAGTGCCTGGACGATCGCGGTGTGCGACCAGTCGGTCTCGGCAAAGCAAACAGTGGAGGCGGCGTGCAGGGTGATCGCTTCGCCCGCCGCCAGAAGCTGACCGACAAACACCCGGCAACGTGGATCGTCCTGGAACGCGGCAACGATCGCGTCGCGGTCTTGCGGACGAGTGCGTCCGTCGAGCAGCACCGGGTGGTGACCGGCGTTGTGCAGCGCGGCGAACACCGTATCCAGCACGCGGCGATGGACCGCGAATACGATCAGCTTGTCGTCGGGGTTGTCATCCAGCCAGTCGGTCACCCAGGGCACAATCGCCGGCAGCTTGTACTCGCCGAGGAGGCGGCGATCGGAGGCGTGCGACACCGTGTTGGCGGTGACCCAGGCCGAGAGCTGCTCGTCGGTCAGCGTGTCCAAGATGGTGTCCGGCAGCGCCTGGTCGGGCGGCGGCAGATCCAGGGGTGTCAGCACCAGCCGCACGGGCGGCAAGTCCTTGAGCACGTCGAGCTTGGTGCGCCGGATGAAGATCGGTCTGCCGTTACCCTGCAGGCGCTTGCGCAGCTCGTCGGTGTTGCGGTTGGCGACCGGGCGCGGGCCGAAACCGTCGTCGCGCAAGACGCAGAAATGGTCTTCGTAGGCATGCTGGCTCATCGGCACCCGGCGCAGCGCGCCGTGCCAGATCCGCTCCGGCCACAATGCGTGCAGCGGCGGCCAGAGGTCGGCGTGGAAGCCAGTCATCGGCGTGCCGGAGAGCAGCAGCACGTGCGGCACGTGTTCGGTCAGGCTGTCACGCGTGTCGCAGCCGGGGCCGAACACCGCGCGGGTGCGCAGGCTGCGGTGCTTGAGCCGATGCGCCTCGTCGCATACCAGCGCGTCGAGTTTGAATGCGCGGGCCAGACGCACCCAGGCGTTGGCGGCGCGGCTCAGCATGTCGTAGGAGAGGACGATGAGGCAGACGGCGTAATGGTCCCGCAGCGTGCTGCCACGCAGGTTAAGCGCCCGCAGATCGAGGTCGCCACGCGGGGTCAGCACGGTGGCTTCGGGCCACCAGAGTGCCGCCTCCCGACGCCACACGCCGATCGCGCTGGCGGGGCAGACAATCATCGCGACCCGCACTGTCCAGCGGATGAGGATGCACAGGGCCTCGATGGTCTTGCCTAAGCCTTGCTCGTCGGCGAGGTACCGGTGCGGCATGGCGTCGTTGCCGGCGATCTCGTCGATGGCGCTGGCCTGGTAGGGCGACAGGGTGGGGCCTGGAGTCAAGCGGCGTCCCGCCGGGTCTGGTTGAGCAGCATGTGGCCGTGCCGGGCGATCAGCACGGCGTCGGCGCGGTGCTGGTCGAGCTTGCGGGTGAAGCTCTCGCGGTGCTGGGGGTAGAGACTGGCGGCGCGCTGGCGCGCGGCATCGGGGCCAGGACCGACGCCCTGGGACTTCTGCCAGGCCTGCGGTGTGACGAAGGTGCAGGGCAGGCCGCACGCAGTGACAGCCATGTGGATCGCACCGGCCGCGTAGCCGAAGCGGAACATGGAGGTGACGCCCTGGCCGGGATGCGCGGAGACCCGCTCAATGAACACGTGGTCGATCATGGGCGCGCTCTCGGCGAGGAAGCTGTGCAGCTTGCCCATGTCGAGCTCGCCGCGCGTGCGGGCCTTGCTGGTCGAGGTGGCCACCCGGTAGACGGGGAGGTCGAACAGCACGAGGCCGTCGTCATCGAGGACGGCGATGGCCCCGGTCAGGCCGGGGTCGATGCCGGCGATCACCACGGCGCTAGGCCGCGAACAGGTCGTCGTCGGTGTCGGCACCCGCGTCGATGATCAACAATTTAAGATCCACCGGCGTCTGGCTCTCGCCCAAGGCGTAGATCACCTGGGCGCTCCAGTTGCCCGGCAGGCGGCCACGGGCCTTCCACATGGAGATCGCACTGGCGTCCGGGACTGCCTGGCCGTGCCGGCCGAGAAGCTGCTTGAGTCCTTGGGCACCGCCGGTTAGCGCAAGAATCGCCGCCACATTCCAGGTTTTCACGACGTTCGGCTCCCGGTTGTATTCTAGTGACGGCACCACTACCATGTTTGAAACATAACCACCGGGAACAACCCCGCGCAACTGTTTTTTGTGGGTGTCAAGCAACTGACGCAACAGTCCGTTGCTTTTCAACGGCTTAGGTCTGACTCGTGCAGCAGAATTATCGTTTGATAAAACTCGAAATCCCTACACGCTGTGTCAGGAACCGTACGGACACGCTTTTGTGTCAAAGGGGTTGCACGAAATTTAATATATTCTTGATTAGGTTTTCTGTTGCGTCATTGTCAGAACAAACCTATACACTGCACGCGCAAACGGCACGGCCGGTTTGGACGATTCGGACATTTGGGGTCTGGGTAAACCGGTTCGGCACGTAGCGCCCAACAGAGAACCGACAAAGGGACATACCCAATGGCACGACCGCGTACGCAGTTCGCTTGGCAGGGAAAGCACGAAGGCAGCCACCTGCAGTTCGCCGCCACGGTGGCGTTCAGCAAGAAGTTACGCCGCTTGATGGCCGCCAAGGGCTATTCGCAATCCGACCTGGCGCGCGAGTGCTGGGGCGAGGAGATGAGCCCGGAGGGCTACATGGTCGCGCGAGGGCGCGACAAGATCAACAAATACTGCTCCGGGAAGATGATCCCGGACGGGCCGACCCTGACGCTGCTGGCCCGCGCTCTGGAGGTGGCGGAGAGCGAGCTCGCACCGCAGATCGTCGGCACCCTGGCGGAGCGCGAGCACCCGGAGGTTCGCATGACCGTCATCGCCGGGCATCGCGAGGTGGTCCACATGTCGTGGGATACCATCATCCCACTGGAGGCCGCGCTGCAGATGCTGACGATCTACCAGCTCGCGCAGACGCGAGCGCCCACCGAGGAGGAGCGGGCGCTGCAGGCCAACCCCCACAACGTCACCGACGCGACCGTCGCGGACGCCATGATGGCGGCGGCACGGGCGATCGTGGCGCAGGCCGAGGTGCAGCGGGAGAAGCTGCGCGAGGACCGCGAGAGCATCAACCGGCCCGAAGCGCGGGAGCGCACGTCGGTCAACGGCACGGCGCTGGTGCCGCTGACGCCGAAGAGCGTGAAGCGCGTGGTCAAGCGCAGTGGACACCGGGACGGTAGCAGGTACGGCACCGGAAGCGCCTCGATAGCGGGTGGCGCTCACTGAGTGGCATCCGCACCGCCCGTATCGCCGGGCGTGGCGCTGGTCACCACCAGCGAGGCGTGCCGGCTGCTGCGGTGCTCACGCTCGACGCTGGGCCGGCTCCGGCAGGCCGGCGAGCTGCGCTGGATACCCGGCTGCCCGGTGCGTATTCCGGTTGCCGACATTGAACGATGGATCGAGAGACAATTATGCCAAAGCGTTCCACCAGTCCCACCCGCGTCCAGCTCCCCGAAGGCTGCTGGCTCGATTGTCGCGAAGCGGGGTCGCCCTACTGGCACGTCTACTGGGCCAAGCCCAATCGAGGCAAATGCAGCACGGGTACGACGAACCGCGCTGCGGCGGAGGCTCGCGCCTTTGCGGAGATCCTGCCCCTGAGGCGGGCTGAGCTGAAGAGCGTGACGGCACGGCGCGACGACCCACTGTGGGATGAGCTGCTGGACTGGTACTGCGAGGCCAAGCGCCACGAGAGCGCCTCGCAGTCCACGTTCGATATCCTGGTGCCGATCCGCCGGGCGGTTGCCGGCAAGCGGGTTAGCGAGACCGATGGCGCGTTCTGGATGCAGTACCAGGCCGACCGGCGCAGCGGCACGTATTCTAAGTTTCGCTGGATACGCAAAGACTGGGTCGGCACCTGCCGGGCCTCGGAAGGCACGCTGTCGCGCGAGCTACGGGGGATGCTGGCGGTGCTGCGGCGTGGGGTGAAGGCGCAGAAGGTGGCGTTGGCGTTCATGCCTCAGTTCGTCATGCCTCGGAACCCGGAGCCGCGTGACGTATGCCCGGATGCGGCACAAATGCGCAAGCTGCTGGACTATGCGCTGACCAGCAGCCCATCGGAGGAGAAGGGCCCGCTGCGGCGGGTGGCGCTGTTCGCCTGTCTGGCGATCTGCACCGGGGGTCGGGCGCGTGCCATCGAGTGGCTCACCTGGGACCGGGTGGATCTGACCGAGGGCTGGATTGACCTGCAGCGGAGCGATAAGCGGGTGACCAAGAAACGCAACGCCACGGTGGCGATCCTGGACGAGCTGCGACCGATCCTGGAGCGGGCGTATCGGGAGCGCGAGAACGAATGGGTGCTGCGGTCGAACTTGTCGGTGCGCAATGACTGGGACAGATTCTGTGTGGGCGCGCTGGGCGTGAAGTTCCGCCGGCATGACATGCGGCACGCACTGGCCACCAAGATGGTCAACGATGGTGTCTCGATGGGCGGGGTCGCGGACTTCCTGGGCAACACCGAGGCGATGGTGCGGCGGGTGTACTCGCACCACAACCGGGCGGCGGTGGCACGGCGCGAGGTGCTGGCGAACTGGAAGCCCTTGTGATGAAGTTGAGAAGTTGAGAAGATCAGAAACTGAAAGGTCGCTAAAATGTGGCTACCTAATTCTGTGATTTCGGCGGTGAGAGAGACCGTCGATGAAGTCTTCTTCGTGAGCTACCACACGACCCGAGTGTTCAACGAAAATCGAGCACCGGGCACACCGTTGGTGTTTTCGGGCTGGTATTGGGCGAAGGGGCCGCGCGAAGGCGGACCCTTCCGGTCACAAAGTTCGGCGTATCGCGATGCTTGGTATCATCTTGTGGCGCGCCAGAAAGCGCCCGCGCTTTATGCAGCCGCCAAGACCGAGATAAGGAAGCAAGAACGCGCAAAGCGTCACGTCAAAGCGGGTACGGCGCCCAAGCTGAAGCTGGTGGCGTGACATGCCGCGCATCCGCGCCAACTCGAAGATGTGCAAGGTCAAACCCAAGCCAGAACACGCGCGAACGGCGCGGCTCTTACGGGAGTTCCTACAACGCGGCGAAGGCATGTCGATGGCGGCGCTCGCCAAACTACTCGGCTGCGGCGCAACCGTGCCCTACAGCTGGATCGCCGGCAGAGGCGCGATCGGAAGCACATACCGTCCGGCTGTGGCCAGTCTGCTGGGCGTGCCCGAAGATGACCTGTTGCCGGACACCGACACGCTGGGACCCGCGAGACAGGCGGTCAGGCTGGCCAGGGTCAGCGCGCCGTCGACGTCGTTGATGGCACCGCCGATGAGCGCGCCACCGCAGGGGGGCCGGCTCGCCTACGAAGGCCACGGGGACGGCACCGCCACGATCAGCGTGCGGGCGCGGTTGCCCGTGGACCAGGCCAAGCCGCTGTTCCGACTGCTGCTGGACAGCGGCATCGACCAGGAACAGGCGCAGGCGGGCGCATGAGCCCGCCAGTGTTTGACGGGCTTTATGCTACCAAGCGCCTCTTTCCCCGCCTGCGGGCAGGCAGAGAGCGCCCAGCGGGCAGGCACGGGCCTCGCCTCCATGATTAGCGCCATCGCCGAGCGTCAGACCGAACCCGATTTTACAGAATTGGGGCTACACGTGGGACAAGACAACCAAGCGCTGGAAGGACACACCAAATGAACACTGAACGTCTAGAACACTTGATCACCATCATGCAGGATGTGACGATCCTGCGTAAGAAGTTCGACATGAATGCATGGGCCACACGCGACACCAATGAGTGTGGCACTACATGCTGTGCACTGGGATGGGCTGCACTTGATCCTAAGTGTATGGCTGAGGGCCTATACTTGCAGGCATCATGGATACTTGACCAGCATGAACCTGATGGCAGGTTTATCTACATGCATGTGCCACTGACTAGCACTGAAGCATGGAACAAGACTGAGGATGCCATGCGTGAGTATGCTGTGTCTTTTGAGCCTACATGTGAAGGTGAAGACGGCTTCTACGCTGCGATGAAATACTATGACATCACTTATGGACAAGCCGACTACTTGTTCGACAACACGTCGTATCCCAACCTTTCTGCTACACCACAGGATGTGATTGATCACATCAAGCATGTGCTCACTGACTATGATCCTAATGAGTAACAAGGTGCATAGAAACGGAGATTTGCAGGAGTTGGAGACTTCGTATGAGCACTAACATCTCCAGGGGCAAATTGCTGCCCGAGGCGCGCAACGCCACGTTTGTCGCCACGCAGGCCGCGATGCTCGCGATCACGAAGAGCGATCCGGCAGCGACCAAGCGATGCCTGGAAATCGCACTGAGTGAACTGAAAATCTGCCGCACCCCGCCAGAAAGAGCGAGCGATGCCTGAGATGTATCTGATCTGGTCGCACGAGCACGGCGCATGGTGGGGTCCGGACCGCTGCGGCTACGTCGCCAGCATCGGCCAAGCCGGACGCTACACGGAGGACGAGGCGGTAGACATCTGCACGAACGCAATCCCCGGCACATCACGCCAACTAGGAGCACTGCCAGAACTACCCGTATTGGAGACGCACGTTATATGGATATGGCTGCACCAGCGGTTCCGTGACTCGCTGCCAAATGTGGCGGCTGAACCGTGGGAGCCATTAGGAGAAGTCTGACGGCCTGTGGATCGAGGACATTGATCCCGTCACGAAGGCCATAAACACCGTTCAGACCGTTGCACAAACTGAGCAAAAATACGCATAAGCAAACCGACGTTTGAAGGAGTGGCCGATGATCAAAGCGATGGCGACCGCCCCCGATGGCCGGAAAATCCTGGTGCTCGGCCTGAGCTTCGCCAACCTCGACAAGTTTCGCCAGCAGCCGGGCGACACCTACATCCGCATCGAGGGCCGCGAGCTTGGGTTGCCGATCGACATCATGCTGATTTCCGGTGAGACCGAGGCGCATCTGGCGGAGACGTTGGCCGGCGGTATCGGCCCCGACACCAAAGCCCACGTCAGCCGGAGATCGAAGAACTGATCTGAGCCGACGTGGCGGCAGGACATGATGATGCAGGAGTGGCCGATGGACGATAGGGATATTCTGGCCGGCGCGAAGTTCTATGCCCGTGCCGCCGCGACGCGCGCAGTGAGCGGCGTCATTCCAGAATGGGATGACGAGGCAGACAACGCCAACTGGCGCAGGACGCGCCCCGATGTCAGGGCCGGTTGTCTCGACATGGTGCGCGGGATTGTCGCTGCCGCCGGGTTCCGGCTGGCGCAGGAGGCGGCCGGGAAACGCGCCAATAGCGATCCTCGATCGCGCCGCCGCGCGCGCAAGATAACGTCCGCAAACGAGAGTTGCCGGACGGAACGCTAAGCCGCCCGCGTGGTATCGCGCAGCGGCACCGGGGCAAGGCCGCTGTCGAATACCGGCGCCAGCCGGTGCGCGGCCTGATCCGGGTGCGTACGGAGCAGACGGGCCACCAGGTGGGCGTCGGCACGGCCTAGCCAGATCGCGGTCGGCGGCTCCTCGGTGACCATGTAGCCCTCGGACCAGACGGTGGCGACAGCGAATTGGCAGCCCGCCTGGCGCATCGCGCGGCGCAGCATGCAGACGAGGGTGCCGACGTGCCTGGCGGTATCGCCATCCGGCTCGTCGTCGGGATCCGGCCAGATCGCCGAGATCAACTGCTCGCGCGTGACGCAGCGGCCCGGCGTCCGGGACAGGCGATCCAGCAGGCGCCCGCACGCCGGATAGATGCTCACCGCGCCGTGGGCGCCGAACACGGCTCGCGGGACGCTGCTGAGAACCTGCTCGTGCATAGAGGCGCGCCACCAGTAGCGATTACGGGTGTCGCGCGCCACCAGGGCTAGGTCAAGGCGAATATCTGCAACAGAACTGTCGCGGTACGGTTGCGTACAGGCGCAACAGCCGCCTAGCATCGCGATCCGTGCGCTGGGGTCCCGCCAGCGCCGGGAGGCGTCTGGCGGCGCTGGTACTGGCACTGGCGGGGGGTTTTAGGAAAGGAGGTGGAGAGGCTCCTCGTACGTGCCGGGTCTGGCGGACACCGACAAGCTTAGCTTGCTTCAACCGGAACCACGAAAGGTATCAGCATGTCCAAGATAGAGTTTCCATGGGCCGCGTGCAACAGCGGTGGATCGTTTGTGCGTGATCGGCTGCCGGCGCGCCTGCGGGAGATCGAAGAAGAATACGGTTCGCAGGCTTGGACGCATCTGCACCCCATCATCCCGCCGCTGGCGGTCGATAAGGGCCGGCTGCGGGAGTTGCAGACCTATCACGGCTGGACTGAACGCCAGGCGCTGAAAGCCTGGGCCAGCCGGTTCGGCGGCAAGTGCCCCGGTGCAATGGACAATCGCGGCCACTGGTACCCGATCGGGGTGCACGGGGAGGGCGTGTATGACGTGATTGAGACTGGGCTGAGGGCCGTGTTCTCCGGCAGTCACTACGAACCAGAGCCGGTTCGGCTGGCATGGGACTGCGTGCGGGCCTGGACGCACGGCGCCGGCATCGGCGTGAACGGTGCCTGGTGGCCCTGCATCGACGTGGATCTGCATGATCCGGCGGAAGCCCACGCCGTAAAGACCCTGCTGTGGACCTACATGGGCGATAGCGCCCAGCGCGGGTGGCGAGTGGGCAACCCGCCCAGAGGCGCGATCCCGTTCGATCTCGCGCCGCCGGACGAAGACGACCCGGAGCAGCGCCCGTTGCGGAAGATGACCCTGACGGTGCGCGACGGCGAACAGATCGAGGTGCTGGCGCACGGCACGCAGTGGGTGCTGGCGGGAATGCACGGCAAGACCGGACGACCCTACAGGTGGATTCGTGAAGACGGTGAGTCGGGGCCGCCGCCCTACACCGGCAAGCTGCCCTTTCTGTCAGCGGGAGAACTGCGGGATCTGCTGGAGGCGATCAGCCGGGTGTTAGGCGTGGAAAACGCGCGCGTGCAGGTGTCCTGGGCCGGCAGTCGGATACAGGTCGGTGAAGGAGGTGGTGGGCCGGGTGGCCTACTGGAAGGGCCGGAAGATCTAGGGGCCGAGGTGCTGGCACCCTGGCCCAATGACAGAGGTGTGGGACGCGACAAATGGGTTGCGGTGGGGCACGCCCTGTGGGGCGCCTCCGGCGGCTCGGCGTGGGGTCTGAAGGCGTTCCAGGACTGGGCGCGAGGCTGGCCAGACGCGGACCCGGCGGACGATGTGCGCCTCTGGCAGGGCATCAAGAGCAGCACGATCGGTGTGGACTGGCTGATCCAGAACTGTCCTGGCGTGTCGGCTGGGCAGCAGGTCGCATGGCTGCTGAAGCTGGAATCGTGGCGCAAGGCACGGGCCGGGGAGGCAGCACGGTGAGCGGCGGCGGTGGCGGCGGTGGCGGCGGGGCGGGGTTCGACCCCGCCCTATGGCCGGTGGGGCGAGAAGGTTTCAACCCCAAGGTGGATCACGGGCACTGCGCGAGCTGGGTGGTGGCGCAACTGCGCGATCGGGTGCGCTGGGTGCCTGGGCTGGCGATGCGTGGCTGGTCCGGTCGCTTCGTTCACCGCGACGAGGACACGCTGGCCTGGCACAGCGAGGAGGCGGCGCACTGGCAGGTAATGGCCGACGCGGAGAAGATCATCGAGGATCTGGTGTTGCGGCGCCTGCGGCTCCGGCCGACGGTCGTCACCAGCATGCTGTCGCGGGACTACTTGCACGCGGTGTGCCGGCTGATCAGTGAGACCCGGATCGATCTGCACCGGGGTCTGGAATGCTGGGACGAGGACGCGAACGTGTTGCAGACGCCCGCGTCGGTGTGGAGTTTGCAGACCGGGCACCGGCGAGCGGTCACACTGGCCGACTTCAACCTCCAGTGCACGCGCGTGGAACCCGGTGTGCTGGGTGCCGCTGCGCGGTTCAGCGGGATGCTGGACTCTGCATTCGGGCAGGACACGGACAACCGACGATGGTTTGAAGATCTGGTGGGCGGATCGCTGTTCGGGCACAACGCCGAGCAGTTGCTGGCTTGGCTGATCGGGCGTTCGGGCACCGGCAAGAGCACGATCATGTCGGTGGTGGTGCGGGTGCTGGGGAGCTACGCGACCGTAGGCGACAGCTCGCTGCTGGTGCGCGACAGCCGACAAGGTGCTGGGCGGGCCTCACAGGCCGAGCGGTTCCAGCTCGCGGCGCTGGAGCGGCGGCGGGTCGTGGTGTTTGAGGAGATCCGTGAGAAGCATGGCGCGCTCAACGCGGCGCTGATCAAACGCCTGGTCTCCAGCGCGGAGATCACGATCGAGGAGAAGTACGGCACGCCCCGCGCGGGTCGGTTGTGCCTCACGCCTTGGCTGATCACCAACGGCTTACCTGACAAGGGCCTGGACGGGGATGATGGTGGATCGATCCTGCGTCGCCTGGGCCTGGTCTCAGCGGACGGCCTGCCTGGTGTGGTCGAGGCGGGGCTGGGCGACTGGATTGTCGCGCACGAAGCCGAAGGAGTGCTCGCCTGGCTGATCGACTGTGCGGCGCGGCACACCATGTTTGGACCTGTGGCACGGCCCGTGCTGAGCGAAATGGCGTCACAAGACTTCACCGAGGAGGGCCGGCCGGTCGAAGACTGGTTTGCGCAGCGGATTGAGTTCACGGGAAACCGAGGTGATAAGTTGCACGCGCGCGTTATGTTGGAGGATTTCGAGGAGCGCGGCGCCGGGGGTGTGTCGCACGCGAACTTTTATCGGAGGCTCTCGGTGCTCATTATCGAGGATGCCGGGAAGGGCGATCGCACCCTGCATAATCCGAAAATGGAGATCGATGGCACGACCAGATCGGGGTATTATAACGTACGGTTAAGAGAAACTGTTGAAACTGGGCCTCAGAACCAGTTTTAGGGGTCAATCCGGGGGGGTCGGGGGTATATCTATGCCTCATTTGTTTTTTATAGATAGACATAAAAGTGATATATAGAGAGAGGTTTGCAGTCGCTTTTTGCCCGGTGACCCCCGGATGGAAAAGAGGCGGTGCCGATTTAATTTTGAGGGGTGGGAAGTTGGAATATTTGTGACTCTGGAGGCGGTGCCTCAGGTCGAGGAGTCAGAAACACCCGGCCTCTGTGGAGAGGCCGGGTGTGTGGAAGGTCGGTGCCTTAGGCGGGCCTGCGGCGGTGCCGGTAGGTCATCCAGAGCACGATGACGCAGACGCTGCCCCAGGCGCGCGGGTCGTCCGGGACGTAGATGAGGTGCTGGGCGAGGCCGGAGAGGATGGCGGCGGTGAGGCCGTAGGCGAACAGGCGGCGGATGCCGGCGGCGGTGCTCATGGTGGTCTCCTATGGGATCTGTGGGACTGCGTCGGGGTTACTTCAGCTGCACGTGCCCGATGAGCACGGCGAGCTGGCCGGCGATCGAGCCGAGCTGGTAGGACAGCGTGACCACGATGCTCAGGGTGGCGATGGTCAGCCCGGCGGTGATGCCGACAGCCCAGGTCAGGACCGTGAAGCGTTGTTTGATCTGGTCGTCCATGGGCGGTGCCTGTGGGATCTGTGGGATTGGCGTGGAGGGTCGAAGTCTAGCGGGGCGGTGGCGCGCGGTGCAGGGCGGTTTCCAGCTCGGTGGCGAGGGCCTCCAGCCAGAGGACCATCTCCTGCGTCGGGGTGCGGGAGCCGGTTTCATAGCGGAAGATGGTCGCGTGTTTCAGCCCGAGGAGGTCGGCGAGCCCCTGACGGCTCCAGCGCAGCCTCTGGCGGGCCTGCTGGAGGCGTTGAGCGGGTGGCCTGGTAGAGGGGTAGCCGGGGAGATTGTGGGGGCTGTAGGGTGCCTCTGAGGGCTGGGAAATGGGTGGTTGGGTCATGGGGTTCCGTCCTGCCGGTGCTTTGGCATGGGGTGGGCCTCGAGATATTGGGTCAGGCCCTCCAGCCAATCGGCGAGGAGGGTCGGAATATCGGCGGTGCCGTTTGCCCAGGAACGCACGCGTCGGTCGCTGACCTGGGCCCACTCGGCGAAATGCCGGTGGGACATGCTGAGGGCGGTCAGGGCGGTGCGGAATCGCTCGGGGGTCATGCCAGGGGTTCCCAGGTGTTCAGGTCGGTCCAGGTGTGGTCTAGCGCGTCGCGGCTGACTGTAGCGACGCGGGACTCGACCCGGCCGTCAATGTGGCGCCACAACTCGACGGGGACACCCGGTCGCTGGCCCAGGATGCGTCTAGCGTATCGTTCGGCGAGAGTAAAGGTTGAGAATGATTTGGCGATGCGAGTATGGGACATGCGCCAGTCGCCATTGCGGCCATCGTGGGCGCGACGTGCATGGGGGAGGTTATCCCAATAGTTGGGACGATCCTGGCATGCTTCAAAGGTTATGGTGGGGGTCATGGTCACGCCCCCATCCACTGGCGCAGCCAGCCATCTGCCCAGAGGCGGGCGCAATAGGTCCCGGCGACATACGGATTAGCGCAGAGGGTTTTACCGGCGAGGTAGTCTGCCCGGCCGATGCGGGGGCAGTGCAGGGATGCTTGGATGTAAGTCATAGCGGGTTCCTTGTGGGGCGTGTACGGGGCTTGCGCTCGCCTAGGGCGCCGGAGCGGAACAGCAGGCGGGCGCCGCTCTGGCGAATGTCGGCCGACATTTGCAGCGCGCGATCGAGGCCGTAGAGGGTCGCGGCATTGCGGCCCATCTTCCACCAAGTGACGCTGTCGGATTGACGAGAGGTTTTCATAGCGGGGTTCCTTGCGAGGCGTGGAGGGTTAAGCAACGGTCTGCCATTCCGCGTCGAAACGGTCTGCCATGACTTTGAAGAGTCGCAGTGTCATGCGACCAACTTTCGACCGGTGCCATGGGCAGGGATCATAACGTCAGCCTTGGCACGGGCGGAGTGCCCACCGCACGCCTTGCACGCTGCGCACGTGGTACGCTTGCCGGCTTCGGCGGAAGCGGGACAGAGGATTTCGCCCGCTTCGCGAGTGTAGTTTGCGGCGGGTGCGACGCGGAAGGTACGAAAGTTTAGGACGCGCGCGGCAACTCTATCAGCGCTGCTATCGCAGCTTGCCATAACCCAAGCTGAGAACTCAGGAAAGCTGCGCCATTGGTGCGTGTAACCGGTGCGGCCAGCGACATTGGCTAAGAGGGTCTCCCATACAGCATAGGGGACAGCGGCGGGATCACCATATGACCCAAGGCGGAGCAGCTTGCCAGCGACACGTTCGGCCGCAATAGGTAGGTCGGCTGATAGGTCATCATACCGGCCGCGACGCGCGGTGTTCCACACGTTCAACGGGGCGGTATCGAGCCGCACATAGCAGGAACGCGTGGAGGGTATTCTTTCGCCAGCGTCATTATGCTGTCCACGGTGCTGACAATCACCGCAAATCGAAAAGTCCAGTCCCTGTCTAGCAGCGTCGATAGGATTGATATCGTCGCGCATGATCCAGGTTTGCACCATGGCGCCGGTTTTTACGTTCGAAGAGCGTTGAATTGTGGCGACTGCCAGTATAGGTGCGCCATCTAGCATTGATGGGCCGCGGTAGAATATGAAATTACGTGCGGACATGGGCTTTCGCTCCAATGCGGCGGGCCCTGATTGGCCTCGCTGATAGGTGTCATTTAGTGGCGGGTGCGGTTGCTGTCAAGGAAAAGATGACAACATAAGCAACTTTTCTGTGGGGCCGATTCGCGATACGGTCAGGTATGACCAAAGCTGACTTAATACCCTACACGCCTGAGACTAGCAGGATGGCGCGGGCCCGGACCCGGCAATGTGCGTGGTGCGGTCGGTTCGCGACGAAAGGTAAGGAATGGTGCGAACGGCATGCGCCGGGTTATGCGGGGGACCGACGCAAGAGTGACGGTGCGGCGGACCCTGCTAAGCTTATTGCTGCGCGGGATGACTTCGTGGCGGAGCTCGTGCTTTCAGACGGTATGAAATCGTGGGCGCCCATTGCGCGCATTATCGCGATGCGTCCACGGTATACGCGGCCGGTTAAGCTGCTAGACGTTGTGCGCGCACTTGTGGCGCAAGCGGAAGGTGACCACGCGCCATGGGCTGAAATTGTGGCTGGCATGCGCGCGGCCGGAATTATGCGAGAGAATGACAGCCCATGGCGCGTGTAACCCGTGCAACGTCTGGCGCCACACAGGACGACGTTGCTTTGGCACTCAGTACGTTGCGGGAAGTCGCGGGGAATTTTGATGCAACGCCAACGGCTCGGTCGGCTGCATCGCGAACTTTGTTAGAATTTTACGGATATCTTGGAACGGGGCGTAGTTTGGTGCCCGATCTAGGGGCTAAGTCTGGCGCTGAAATGTCCCTCTCAGAGCTGCACCGCCGAGTTGCCGAGCTGCGTAAGGCGAACGGTGAAACCGACGATTTGCTGGCCCCTTAGCACGGCTTCCGCCCGATACCAGGCTTTCCGCGATCTTAACCCATTGATAACACTAGGCTTGTCACACTCTAAGCTAGAGGGTGCGGCATCGTCAACGGCACCCTATCCGCACCCCGGCGGGTCGCTCGGACGGCCGTCTGCCAGGCGGCCGTTTCGAAATCGAAAACCGCCCCCTGGCTCGGCCGCCGGCCGGCCGCGATCCTATCACAGACAGGCGCGGAGACCTGGTAACCAGACCGACCGTATATACAAACGTATCTCATCGCCCGAGCTGTTGCATCACTGTTGCCCTTACGGCACTACAACCGCTACAGTCTGTCAACCCCCTGGGGAACGCCGATGTCGATCACGACCCAGCCACCCGGCCGTGCGTTCTCCTTTACGGACCACAGCACGAGGCGCCCAAGCACGCCGCAACCCGGTGATCGGCTGGATCGCGAGTTTGACGCCATCTACCAGGCCCTCTCGACCCTCGGCAATCTTACCCGTGCTGTACAGCACACAGCTCAGATCGCGTATGAAGATCTCTCCCCATCTACCATCGAAAAACTCAAAACCCACCTGGCCCCCAGCATTGCCGAAGCTACCCGCCAGATTGCTTCCCTGGCTGACGTGGTGAATACGCGGGCTCATTCGATCCTCGCCGACCAGCGTGCCGTCCAATCTCAGCTTGAGAAGTTGGAGAATCGGGCCGCCAGAACCGAGACCGCCGCCCGTGAGGCCGTGCAAAATGCAGCCGAAATCAATGCCTTAGGCGCAACTCTTCAGGACAGTGCCTCCGACGCCGCGAACTCCGCCAATGATGCCGAGCTATCCGCGAATCAGGCGCGCCTGGACCAGGAACTGGCCGGTGCCTGGGCCGAGTACATGCCCAACGAGATTCCCAGTCACTTTCTCGCGAGCTTCGATATCACCGGGCAGCATTGGTCCTCCCGCTGGTGGGCGAACCAGGCGGCAGCCGCTTTCGGTAGTCTGTCTTCCTTATACTTAGGGGCGCACCCCGCACCTCCCGCGACCACAGCGACCGGACAGCCGATCCCACCCGGTGCGATCTACTACAACACCACCTCCGAGCAGCCCTTTGTATGGAATGGCACCGAGTGGGTGCCCTTCTACGCGCCGACCAAAGCCTTGATGCTCACGCTGTCCTACGCCGCGACCGCTGAGCAGACGACCTTCAATCTCTCGACCCCGGATCGCAACGGCCAGTCCTACACGGTCAACCCCACGGTGCCGGAACCGCTGGATGTCTATATCAACGGTGCCCGCGTGCCCCGTGACGCCCCGGTCGATGGCACCGGCGATTGGGACTTCAACCCCGCGACCAACACCCTCACCTTCCTCCGCCCCCTCCTCGCCGGTACTCTTATACTTATAGACATCCTCGCCCCCGCCGCATCGATCGCCCCGAGCCGGGTGCAGACCCAGCAACTCGCCCCCTTTAGCCCCATAGACGGCACCACCGCCACCTATCCGCTCACGCTCGCCGGAACCGGTGCCCCCGTAACGCCGTCTTCCGCCGTCGAGCTGTTCATCTCCATCGACGGCGTGATCCAGCAGCCCGGCACCGATTACAACGTGACCGCCTCGTCCGTCACCTTTGGCGACCCACCCGCCCTCGGCGCGCGTGCGTGGGGTCTCTGGTACGGGCCGAACCCATGACTCGCCCCTTCAATCTCGGCCAGGCCCCGAAGGACGGCATCCTCGTCTTCCCCGACACCCCGCCCGTGCCCACCGCCGGCTACTACCTCGGCGTCACCTCCATCGACGCCCAAAACCGCATCATCCTCGGCTGGGTGAACATCGGCACGCAGTTCCTCCCGATCGCAGGCGGTACTCTCTCAGGACCCCTGATCCTCGCCCGCGACCCGACCGCCACAATGGAAGCGGTCACCAAGCGGTACGCCGACTCTACTTTCATCGCGCGTGCCGGCGGCACCATGCTCGGGCCGCTCACCCTCGCCCAAGATCCCACCCAGCCCCTGCACGCCGCCTCCAAACAGTATTCCGATCTCAACCTCGCCCGTGCGGGCGGGACCATGACCGGCAATCTCTTCCTGAACACCAACCCCACCGCACCCACGCAGGCAGCCACCAAAGCCTACGTCGATAGCCAGATCTCCACCGGCACCGGTGCTTATCTCCCCCTGGCCGGCGGCACCATCACCGGACCCTTGACCACCTATGGCGGTGCCACGATCACTCAGCTCGACTCTCGCATCCCGAGCACCGCCCTTGCCTGGCAGGACGCCAACGGCAACATCGCCGTGACGATCGACACGCTCGGCGCCGTCCACGCCCCGGCCGTCTACGTCGCGGCCGACCCGACCCAAGCCCTCCAGCTCACCACCAAAGCCTACGTGGACGCCGCGTTCAACGCCGCGAGCGCGGGTGCGTTCCTGCCGCTGGCAGGCGGAACCCTGACTGGCCCGCTGACTGTCGCTGGCGGGTCCGTCATCGCGCAGCTCGACCCGCGCTATCCCGACATCGCGTTCGCCTGGCAGGACGCCGCCGGCAATATCGGCGCCAGCATAAGCCCGGCGGGCGTGCTGTTCTGGCCGTCGATCCAGACCAACAACCTCGCCGTGCCGACGCTGGCGACCACGACGCTCACGCTCGGCGCCGATAAGTTCGGCGCTGCCGATCCGCGCGTGCCCGATTTCGTGTATGTCTGGCAGGATAGCGCCGGGAATATTGTCGCCGGCATCAACCAGCAAGGCACGTTCGCGGCAAACATATCCGCCGCCGGCATGCTGCAACTGAGCGGCGGCACCATGACCGGGCCGCTGATCCTCGCCGCCGATCCCACTCTCCCCCTCGGTGCCGCGACCAAGAGCTACATCGACACCCATGCTCTGCTGCTGACCGGCGGCACCATGACCGGCCCGATCGCGCTTGCGGCCGATCCGACCTCCGCGCCGCAGGCGGCGACCAAGGGTTACGTCGACCAGGCGGTGCTGAACGCGGGTGGTAGCGGACCCGGCCTTGATCCGACGTTCAATTCGGTCAACGTCGTGGATCAATATTTTATCGGTGGCCTCCCGTCGTTTCGTATCTATACCCCGTCGCCGGGGGCGCTCGGCGTGCCGGGTATCGCAAATACCCATATTGGCCAGGGCATCAAATCGATCGGCATCGGCAACACGCTGATCGGCACGCAGACCGGCGGCGGACAGTTACCCGGCGCGACGCAAATGCAGTCCGGTGAGAATACCTATGTGGGCATGCAGGTCGGCGCCAATCACTCTGGCCTTGGTCAGCAAAACACCGCGCTCGGCTGCGGGACGCTTCGCGTCGATCCGAACCCAGGTGGCGTTATATCGATCGGTTCCGATGCGTCGCGCAACTCGACAAATAATCTGCGCTCCACCTACGTAGGCACGCACGCCGGGCGCAACGGCAACAATCTGGTTGATCTGGTTTATATCGGCTATTGGGTCGGCTACGGCACCGATGGCGTGATGCCCTCCGTGACAGGCACCGTGGCGATCGGTGCGTTCGCGCTGTCCGATCCGAACATGGGGTCGGGCAGCAACTCGGTGTTTGTCGGTTACAACGTTGCACGCAAGGGCCAAAGCGTCCCCGGCAACCTCTTGCTCGGGCCGAACGTCGGCTCCTCGACGCTCATCAACGGCACCGGCCTGATCTATCTCGGGGCGAGCGGCGCAATCGACGCGGCCACTGCGACCGAGAACCATACCTTCCGCCTCGGTAATCACGCGACCAACCTGATGCGCGCGGTCAACATCAACACGGCGGCGCCCAAGTTCTTCTTCGACTGGCTGCCGGCGTCCACCAGTTACAGCGACGACACGACAGCAAAGGCCGGCGGCGTGCAGTACGGTCAGATCTACCGCAACGGCAGTGCCATGCAGATCTGCTGCCTGGCATAGGAGACACCACACCATGCCGACCGCCATCACCCTCGCAGGCGTAGACTTTTCGGCCTCCGCCATCGTCAAGCCCTTGCCGGTGATCGCTGGCCTGGACACCTGGGCCTATCTCGGCAAAGACCTCGCCACCAGTCAGAACGTCGGCCCATCCGGTGCGTTCACCAATTTTACCGCCGGGCCGCCGACGTATTTCCCGAACTATATCCACTGCCAGAACGCGACAGGTGCGCTGCAAACGCAATCACCATTTCACTCACCATCGGAGAGTGCGCTGATAGCCTGCCGGCAGACGCCCGTGGCATCGCAAGTGGGCACGCAGGTATTCATCGTAGGCAACTATTACAACGGCTATATCGGATATAGCCCCTATGTTGGCGGATCGACCGCGCTTCAGGTTTTCTCCGGCGGAACCGTTAACGTTGGCCTGGTCACGCCGCCAATCACCGACTGGCGCTTTTTCGCCGTCACTCACGGTGGCGGCGCTAACCCGATGTCGTATGACCTGACCAAGAATCTGAGCGCTACGAATGCCACGTCGTATACCAACACCGCCGGTGCGATGTTGAAAATCCTCGGTTCATCACAATCGACAAACCTCGCGACGAACAACGGTGCCTGCGACATCGCGTTCTTCGCTAGCTACAACGCGATCCTGACCAAGCCGCAGATCGACAGCATCTACGCCAGTGTTAAGCAGTCGCTCGGCCTGCGCGGTATCGTTGTCTAGCCGCCCGTATATACGGGCCAACCACGAGGCTACATAGCCATGACATCGCGCGTGCAGAATGCCCGGTCCTCGGTATCAAACCAGCGACCCCCGAACACGCGCCCCGTCGGCGAGTTCTTCGTGAACTTCGCGGACAATCAGCTCGGTGTGATCGACCCGACCCCGACCGCCAGGGATCTTCTCCCCATACGTTTCCACAGCCCCACCGCCGCCTACGCGATCAACGACCTCGTGCGGCAAACCACCGGCCTTTACCAAGCCAAGGCGGCGATCCCCGCGCACGCGTTCAATGCTTCCGAATGGAACCAGTTCCTCACCGCCCCTCAAGGCGACGCGCGCTGGCTGCCGCTCACCGGGGGCGTGCTGACCGGTCTGCTCACCCTCTCGGGCGCGCCCACTGCCAATCTGCACGCCGCGACCAAGCTCTACGTGGACACGCAGGACGCCTTGCGCCTGCCGCTAACGGGCGGCGTGTTGACCGGGCCTTTGACTGTCGGCGGCGCCGGTATTTCGTATGCACAGGGTGCGGCGCACTTCTACGCATTCAACTGGACAGGCACGCAACTGCAGGCGTGGGTGGACAACACCAATGTCGGCAGCTTCGCCATCGGTAGCTTTCTGCCGCTCGCTGGCGGGACCGTATCAGGCAACATCACAGCGAACGCTCATATAGTTGGACCCACTGGCGGCTACCTTACCGGCGATGCGACCTACGCTTACTACGTGCAGGACAGCGGCGGCTGGGCGTGGCGCTACGCGCGGGCCAACGGGACTATGCAGTACGTCCGTGGCGGTGACAGTGCTGTATTGTTCACGATCGATGGTTCAGGCAATGGGTCAGTCGCACAAAGCTGGACGGTTGGTCTCGATGTAAACGCCCAACGCAACGTGGTCGCGGCCGGCACGGTGCAGGGCGGCTATGTGAACTCCACCGGCAACGTTAACGCCAACAGCAGTGTTACAGCGTCTGTCGATATCAGTGCTGCGCGCAATATTTCGGCGGGTGCCGCGCTGTTCGCGCACGGCAGCAACATAGTGATCGGCCCCGGCGGCTCTGGCCGCGTCATGCAGATGGCGGGCGGTTACTACTGGGACTTCAACACCACCACGGGCGACGCAATCTGGGTCATGAACAACCAGCAGTGCTGGGTCATGAGCCCGCTCGATGGCCGGTGCTATAACAACCTCGCGTGGGTCGGCGGGCACGGCGCCTACCGCGACGTGTCCGACGAGCGCCTGAAGACCGACATCACGCCCGCCACCGTGGGTTTGCCCGAGATCCTCGCGATCGAGCCGATCAACTTCCACCGGCTCGGGCCGGAAGGCGAAGTCTACCCGGCTGACGAGATCGGGTTCTCCGCGCAGAACGTCCAGCCGATCATCCCCGAGGCGGTGACCGAGGCCGGTATCGGCCTGCCGGATGCGCTAGCTGTCGCGTCCGAGATGATCCTTGCCGCCGTGGTCAACGCGATCAAGACCCTCGACCAACGCATCACCGTCCTGGAGGCCACATGATCGACGCAAACACCAATATCGCCGTTACGCTGAACGCCCAACAATGGAACACCCTGCTGGTGCAGCTCGCCGAGGGGCCTTACCGCCTGGTGGCCCCGCTGCTGACCGCGATCCAGCAGCAGTGCCAGGAGTATGACGCCGAGCCGCCCTCGATGATGATGCCGAAGCGCACCGCTGGCGGTGCCAACGGTGCTGATCCGCATACCGATCCATGAGCGACCCGCCGGCCCCAGCGCGCAACAATGTGCTGGTGTCGATCAGCGAGAAACTGATTCGCGTCCTGCCACCAGCATTTTTGTTGCTGGTCATTTTGAACTGTTTGTTCCTCGGAGTCACGGCCTGGGTCTTCGACCACAACGCCGAAAACCGTAACGTGTTACTTTCAAAAATTGTAGATAAGTGCCTGCTGTCTACTGAGAGGAACTGAGACATGGCCGTCGCCCCGCACCCGCCGCATCCGCACGGCGTGTTCAAAGTGCTCAAGAACGCCCGGCGCAAATACCTGAAGTCGGGCAACGCGATCGTCGTGACCATCCCGACGATCCCCACCACGGCGCACACCGCTGCCATCGTCGTGTCCGGCACCATCACGCCGGCCAAGGGCGTCAGGCTGCCCACCTCGGTTTCGGTGGAGCTGTGGAACAACGGCGTGCTGAAGGCGACGCAGACTGCCACGGTCGATCCTGTTACCGGTGCCTTCACCACCACGTTCCCGGCGAACACCGCAGCCGCTGGGCCAGCCTATGCCGTGGTCAAGTCGACCTCGCCGGTTGGCACCGCGACCTCGGCGTCCTTCACCGTGACATGACGCCGTATTTGTTGCTTCAGTAGAAACACTATAGGTTCAGCCATGTGCTTCATGTCGCCGGAACAGATGCAACAGGTTGGCATGCAGGCGTCGAGCGTGCTGCCGATCCTGCTGGGACGCCTCATGCAGGGCGCACCCGGTGGGCCGCAAGGCGCGCTGCCGCCAGGTCAGGCGCCCGGTATGGGGATGATCCCGCCGGGCAGCGCCATGGGCGGCATGACCAATCCGATGGGCCCGCCCGGTGCGGGGCCGCCGGGTCCGGCTTCGCCGTTTCCGCCGCCACCGGGCCCACCCGGTTTGCCTCCAGGCCTACCGCCCGGTGCGGGTCCCGGCGGCCCGCCCACCGCGTTCCCGCTGCCCGGCGCCCCCGGCCCGGTGCCGCCACCCTCGCTGGGGCCGGGGCCTGGGCCGGTGCCGCTGCGGCCTAAGAGCCCGCGTCACGCGCCCGTTGTGGATCATCGTCGCTGATGCCCTACGTCCCGCTCACCGACAGCGGCCCGCCTGATCTCAGCGCGCATTACAATACGCCGCTGTCGCCGGCTGACGAGATGCAATACCAGAACTGGATTGCACTCCAGTCGGCGGTGCAGAAGCGCGACGTGACGCAAGACACTCGCGACTATGACTTGCGCGGTGCCTTCAAGGCAGGTGCGGCGCAGTCGCCGGACGGACATCTGCCGGACACCTTCAAGAAACCCAACCACCCGAGCTTCAGCAACGAGAGCCAGTATCACGGTGCGGATGGTCACGAAGGCGGGTCATGGGCGCCGATGGGCGCTGGGCGCTGGGGGTTCACGCCCGGTGCGACTAATCTTCAGATGCACGGGCCCATCAGCCTTCAGCAGTATTTCCAGCGGGTCGAGCCGGGCACGTATCTGAACCTGCCGCCGGCGCCGCTGCCGCAGTCCATGACTGACTACGTGAAACAGGCGACGGGCTGATGGCCGTCACCCAGCGTAAAGGCCGGCGCCTTCGACGCCTCGTGGTGGACAAGCCGATTGTCCAGCACGGCCCGGCGGAGGCCGAGGCGCGAATCTACGCGCGTATGGCCGCCGCCTATGAGGCGCGTGACAGCCTGCTGAAGTTCGCCCAGTTCATGAACCCTGATCCTGAAGACATGGAGGATGTGTCGCGTTCGACGTATATCTGTGCCAAGCCGCATCAGGCTATTGCCGACGCGCTGATGAAGCTGGAGCGAGGTGATATTCGGCGGTTAATAATTACGATGCCTCCACGACACGGCAAGACGGCGTTAGCGTCGAAGCTGTTCATCCCCTGGATGGCCGGCCGGCATCCGTGGTGGTCCGCTATCTTCGCCACCTACAACCAGACGTTCTCTGAAGACATCGGCAAGGCGGTGCGTGAGACCATGACTTCGCCGCTCTACGCGCAGGTGTTCCCCGACGCGATCATGCGCCTGCGCACCGACAGCCAGGCATCCGACCGCCTCGTCAACGCGGCCGGTGCCATGTATGCCTTTGCAGGCCGAGGCGGGACCCTCACGGGGCGAGGGGCCAACGTGCTGATCTGCGACGATCCGATCAAGGATCGCAAGGAGGCCGACAGCCAGCTCATCCGCGATCAGCTCTGGGACTGGCTCAGCCAGGTGTTCCGCAGCCGCATGATGGACAAGGACGCGCGAATCTGCCTGATCCAGACGCGCTGGCACGCCGACGACGCGGTGGGGCGGATCACCGACCCGGACAACGACCACTACACCGCCAGCACCGCGAAGCACTGGCACATCCTCGATCTGCCCGCCCTCGCGGTGCAGGATGATCCGCTCGGCCGCAAGCTGGGTGACCCGCTCTGGCCGGAACGCTTCGACGCCCCGTTCTTTAAGGAGATCCAGGACAGCGATCCGCGCGGGTTCGCCGCCCTCTACCAGGGCCGTCCCACGGTGCCGGGGTCGCGGTTCTTCGATGAGAGCTGGCTGAAGACCTACCAGGCGGTCGAGCTGCCACCACGCGACCAGTTGCGAATCTACTGCGCCTCCGATCACGCTGTCTCCGTCAATCAGACGCGCGACCGGACGTGCCTCATCCCGGTGGGGGTGGACAATCAGGGCCTGCTCTGGGTGCTGCCCGACGTGTGGTGGCGCCACGCCACCACCGACGTGGTGGTCGAGGGCATGCTGGGGCTGATACGCCGATACAAGCCGCTGGCCTGGTTCGCCGAGCGCGGGCACATCTCCAAATCGATCGGCCCCTTCCTGCGCAAGCGCATGCTGGAGACAGGCGTGTTCGCCGCTATCCACGACATGCCGGTCGCCATGGACAAGCAGACCCGTGCGCAGTCGATCCAAGGGCGGATGGCTATGGGCAAGGTGCGGTTCCCGGCCTTTGCGGCCTGGTGGCCGGAGGCGCGCAAGCAGATCCTCGGCTTTCCGCACGCGCCGCATGATGACATCGTGGACGCCCTCGGTCATCTCGGCCTCGGCCTCGACACCATGGTCTCGGCGCGCGGGCCCAATGAGAAGCCGCGCGAGTTCGCGCCGATGACCTTCGGCGCGATCAAGGCGGCGGCCAAGCGCGAGCGCGAGCGCAGCCTGATCAAGGGCGGTTGGTGATGGACGCCCTTCGCTCGGTGCGGGTGGTCGAGAAGCCCCGCGTCAGACCGCGATCGGCCAAGTCCCGGCGCGGTACGTTCTGCCTGCGCTGCGGCGCACCATTGCCGGATGATCGTACGAAACGCCGGCTCTATTGCAACCTCAACTGCGGCAAGATGTACAACACGAAGGGCGCGGTGCGATGAGCGGGATCTTACCGCCGGACGGCAGCCCCGAGCAGGCACCTGGGCCCGACCTCTCGGCGCAGGGCAATCCGATCCCCTCGATCCAGCGTGACACGCCGGAGCCGACCACCGCGCGGAAAGCGCTACTCAACGCGATCCAGGACGACGTGCGACGTGCGCGGGCGCACTGGAAACCAGTGTTCGACCGCATGCTGGAGGACATGAACTTCACCATGGGCCTGCAGTGGCCGGACAACAGCCTCTGGACCCGGCCTAACGAGTACGTCTGCAACATCTGCCTGCACCACGTGCAGCAGCTCACCGCGACGCTCTACGCCAAGAACCCCACGGTATCGGCGAAGGTGCGTAAGCGCATCCTGAACACCGTGTGGGACGGCACCTATCAGACCCTGCAGGCGGCGATGCAGGCGCTGATGATGAACCCCCTCGACCCCAATGCGCAGGCGATCATCAACGATGCACAAAGCGTCAAGCAGACCGAGGAGCTGCTGCGCCGCATGGGGCAAACGCTTGAGATCGTCTACCACTACAACGTCGAGGAGCAGGCGATCCCGTTCAAGAAGATGATGAAGCACACTGTGCGCCGTGCCATCGTCACGGGCGTCGGCTACGTCAAGCTGGGTTTCCAGCGGGTCACCACGCGCGACCCTTCCGGGGCCCGGCCGGTCGGTGACATGCGCGAGCGCATCGATACCGCCGCCCGGCAGATCCAGGACTACATGGACGGTGAGACCTTGCCCGACAGTGCAGGCGAGGAAGAGATGAGCCTGACGATCAACGCTCTCGCCAAGGAGCGCGAGATCGTGCTGCGCGAGGGGCTGATCTTCGACTACCCCGACAGCAACATGATCATTCCCGACCGGCGGTGCCGGCACCTGCCGAGTTTCCTCGGGTGCCGCCGGGTCACCGAACAGTTCATGCTCAGCACCGCGCAGATCGAGGAGATCTACGGCGTCGATGTGACCAAGGGTTACACCGCCTACCGCAACGCCGGCAGCGTCGGCGTGGACAATACCAGCGTCAACGCGATGAACGACCACGAGACGCTGCAAGCCTACGTCGAGTCCTCGATGAAGGGCGGTAACGCCACCGGCCAAGGTGGTGATCGCAACGACACCTTCGCTTGCGTCTGGGAAACTTACGATCGCAGCACCGGCCTGGTGTACGTTACGTGCGACGGATACCAGGACTTCCTGCGCGAGCCCGCTTCACCGGATGTGAAGACCGAGCGGTTCTGGCCGTGGTTCGCCTACCTGCTCAACGAGACCTACCACATTGAGACGCCCTACCCGATCAGCGACATCTCGCTGATGCGCGACATGCAGCTCGACATCAATCGTGCGCGGCAAGGCATTCGCGAGCACCGGCACGCCGCGCGGCCGAAGACGCTGGTCTCGGCGGGCTCGCTCGATGACGAAGACAAGCAGAAACTTATGGACCATCCGGCGTCCGCGATCATCGAGCTGAACGGCCTGGCGCCGGGGCAAAAGCTTCAGGATCTGCTGTTCCCCTGGCAGGGACCGGGCATCGATCCGAACGTCTACGAGACCAAGACGGCGCTGGACGACGTGCTGCGCGTCACCGGGGCGCAGGAAGCCAACATGGGTGTCACCGGCAGTTCGACCGCCACCGAAAGCTCGATCGCCGAGAACTCGCGCGCGACAGCGATCGACGCCTCGATGGACGACATGGACGATCTGCTGTCGCAGCTCGCCCGCATCGGCAGCCAGATCCTGCTGCTGAACGTCTCGACGCAGACCGCCCAGGAGATCGCCGGCCCCGGTGCGGTGTGGCCGCAGGCCAGCGCGCTGGAGGTGGCCGACGAGCTTTACCTGGAGGTCGAAGCGGGCAGCTCCGGGCGACCGAACCAGGCGCGCGAGGTGCAGATCATGACGCAGATCGCGCCGATCCTCATGCAGGTGCCGGGGATCAACCCGGAGTGGTTGGCCCGGCAGATGATCACTCGCCTGGACGATCGTGCCAGCGTCGACGACGCGATGGCGGAGAACGTCCCGAGCATCATGGCGATGAACGCGATGCTGCAGGGCGGGCCGCCGGGCGCGCCCAGCCAGGGTGACCCGAGCGCCGGAAAGGGTGCGCAACAGGGTCCCAGCGGTCAGGGCAATGTCGAGAAGCCGGCGCCGCCAGGCGGCCCCGGCCCGCGTCCACCCGCACCTCGTCCAGCCGCCGGGCCGCCCGGTGGCGGGCCGATGATCAACTGAACCGAGTCTTGCCCCGCCGCGCGGTGCCGTTAAAACGAGTGTGCCGGCAGGGTGGTCCTGCCGGCACTTCTCGGGAGAACCGGCATGCTAGCCCATGCGAGGCTCTCGCTGGTGATTGTGGTGATCTTACGCATACGCGTCAAGATCATCCGGCACTAGCGGCTTGGTGTCCAGTCTCGCGA